ATAACGAATATTGCATCGTGATTTCAACAGGCGCTGCTTGGGTGACTGCTGTTGGCGCTGCGTTGTCTTAAATTTTTCGTTAGCTCTATTTTTGGAGAGTAATAATGGCTGATGCAGTCACGTCACAAACCATTCAGGACGGCGAGCGCAAAGCTGTCCTGAAGTTTACAAATATTTCGGACGGAACCGGAGAGACTAATGTGGTCAAGGTGGATGTATCTGCTCTGACTGCAAATAGCGCCGGTAAATCTTGCTCCAAAGTCACGGTTGCGAAAATATGGTGGCAGTGTGTGGGCATGGGGGTTGAGCTGCTGTGTGATGCAACCGCAAACACGTTGATTATCGGCCTATCGCCCGACAGCAATGGTTTCCATGATTATTCTGATTTCACCGGCATTCCAAACAATGCTGGTGCCGGTGTAACGGGCGATATCTTGTTTACTACTATCGGGGCAAGCAGTACCGACACTTACACGGTTATCTTGGAACTTGTAAAAGAGTACGCCTAGCATGGCTACGACCAAGGACACAAAGAGAACGGAGTCTGGCCGCGTATCATATCGCGGCGAGTCTTTTTCCGGCTTTAATAAACCGAAAAGGACTTCAGGCGGCAAAAAGAAGTTTGCGGTTCTTGCGCGTCAAGGAGATCAAATTAAATTGGTTCGTTTTGGCGATCCAAACATGACAATCAAAAAAAACATACCGGAACGAAGAGCCAGTTTTCGTGCTCGCCACAAGTGCTCAACGGCGAAGGATAAATTGACACCTCGTTACTGGTCTTGCAAGAAATGGTGATCTAATGGCTGTATCAGATAATATGCAACAAGCGGTTGATGAGTACGGCAGCTCGGCGAGCCCTTACGCTTCTCTGCAAGATTATTTGATGCAGCGCCCGGTTTATGACCGTGGTTCAAGAGAAGCGCCTAATCCCTACGCAATGAACAAGGTCACGATTGAGGGACCAAGCACAGAAGAGCTTCTTTCTACTCAGTATCAAAAAATTATGGAAGAGCAAAAAGCTGCGGATCAAGCCTCCGCTGCTGCTCGACAGGCTGAGATTGACTCACTCAGAGATCTTTTAAGACAAGACATATCAACGGCAGAAGAAGCGGCAGCTTCTGAACGGTCTGGTCTGACCAAGACTTTAGAAGATCGAATTGCTGAGCTACAAACTGGAGTTGATACCGAGACGGCAGCTTTGCGCCAACAAGGGATTGACGAGCGAGCAGCGCTGACCACTGAGCAGCAAAGGATCAGCGACTTAATTCAACAGAATATGGACCAGACCGCTGCGGATTTGGCGGCTCAAGAGGAGCGCGTAAAGGCGGCTCAAGCAACTGCTGTCGGCAGCTTGGAGGACCAGCAGAAATCTTTAGTGACTGACTTTCAGTCTAGGATAGAAGACCTTAACACCGCCCTTAATGACACGCAGAAACAAATTAGTTCGGACTTGGACGCAAGAGATGAGGCTTTAACTGGCGCTCAAAAAAGCGCTCAAGATGCGCTTCAGGCTACAATAGGTTCTGTCAGAGATGATCTAGAATCAACAAGAAAGGAGCTTTCTGCCGAAGATTTATCTCAAGGCAACTTGATTGCTAACTTAGAGGGCAGGATTGGGGATCTTGGATCTTCTTTAAACAAGACTACGGAGCAAATTAACACTGACCTTGACGCTCGTGATGCTGCATTAACTGGCGCTCAAAAAAGCGCAGCAGAGGCTGTTCAGAAAGAAATTGACTCGGTTAAAAGTGATCTGGCTACGATTCAAAGCGATATTGAGACAGAAAGCGCGGCTCAGATACAGGCTTTGCGAGACGAGCGAGGCACACTGATTGGCAACATTGAGGCTAATGTTCAAACCTTAAAGGACAGTATTGCAGCAAAGGCAGACCCTGACGATCTTCAGCTTCAGATTGAAAACTTGCGCGAAGAGTCCGAAAATCTTAAAAGCACTGCGAGTGAAGAGCGAAAAGATTTGTTTGCACAAATAGAAGCTCTTCGTGATGGCGCTTTAACTAACGATCAAGTTAACGCTTCTATTGCCAGCGCTTTAGAAACTGGAACTTTGTCACCCGATCAAATTAATTCGGCAATCGAGACATTAAAAGGGGAAGTTGAGGGCAAGATCGGCGGTCTTGCGTCAACAGAAAGTTTGAACCAGCTTCAATCTGACATCGAAGGCATAGGGACCGCTCTCGAAGGTACTATTGCCGGTTCTTTAGACCTTAGCTCAAAGGTAGAGTTGTTGCAGAAGGCGCTTGAAGGAAGAGCTACAAACGAAGACTTGGCCGCGCTTCAAGAATCTTTGCAAGGCAATGCCGTTGGTATAGAGGCTCTGCAAAAGGCGGTTGAAGGAAGGGCTACAAACCAAGATTTAGCAGTCCTTCAGGAGTCATTGGCCGCGACAGCTAGTAAAGATGAGCTTGCGGCGCTTCAAGCATCTTTGACCGGCGCTACAGGAGATTTCGACACTCGGTTCTCAGAGCTTCAAAAGCAAATGTTGAACCCTGATGATATCGCTAAACAACGTGCCGATGCTATTGCCGCTGCAATAGACCCGATTTCGGCTCAACGCCAAGAAGCTATTGCTGCGGCAATGAACCCGATTGCGGCTCAGCGACAAGAAGCGATCACTGGCGCAATTAACCCTATTCAGGCTCAGATAGAGGAGTTGAGAGGCAGTATTCCTGCCCAGCAAAACATTGATATTGACGCTCTGAGGCAGTCGATTATCGATGAGTTGAAGACTCAAACACCCGCTCCCGGTGGCGGAACTAGCGGAGGCGCTGGCGGAGAAGGCGGTGCTGGAAATACCAATGTAGACGGTTTCAGCGGAACGCCCTATGAAAACTTTATGGGCGGATTCGTACCCGGCGCAGGTCAAACCTATAATGCAGGCATGAATTACGGTCCATCAGCGTCTGAAGCGGCTGGTTTTAACCCTGCTGGCGGAAGCTCTGGCGGCGTGGGTAATCAAGGCATTGTAGATAATTCTGGCTATCTTGACTTTTATAATCAGCAAACTTTAAACCCATCTTCGCCCGTAAAAACAGGCCGCATGCCCGGCGGCGGAGTTGGTTCAGGCTATGTAAAGACTGGCGCTCCCGCCTACAGCCAAGGCCCATTTCAAGTTACGCAAGCCCCAGCACTGCAAGCGGCTCCTAAGTTTTCGTACACAGGCTCTAGAAGGAGGCGGTAGCTGTGAAATCTTCTGCTCCTAAGAATGTAGCGAACCCAAGTCTTTACGCTAAAGCAAAAGCTAAGGCTAAGGCGAAGTTTGATGTTTATCCGTCAGCATACGCAAATGCGTACATGGTCAAGGAATACAAGAAGATGGGCGGGAAATACAAAGGCGCGACCGGCGGAGAAGTTACCTTAAACGAGAAGAAAAGCGATTTGAACAAGGATGGTAAGCTTAGTCGTTACGAGCGTAAGCGTGGTGAAGCGATTGCTAGAAACATGAATACCGGTGGAGCCGTCATGGTTCAAGGTCGAGGTTGTGGCGCAATTATGCCTAGCAAGAAAAAAAAGACACGAGTACCCCGTGGCTAGGACTGGCCTAAAAAAATGGTTTGGCGAGAATTGGGTCGATATCGGCGCTCCTAAAAAAGACGGTAAGTACCAGCAATGTGGCCGAAAAAGCGCGTCAAAAAAAAGCGGCAGGGGTTACCCAAAGTGCGTACCAGCGGCAAAAGCAGCGGGTATGAGCGAAGGCCAAAAGAAAAGTGCGGTGACCAGAAAAAGGTCTAAAAAACAAGGTGTAGGCGGCAAGCCTACGATGGTAAAAACATTCGCCGCTCATGGCGGATCAATCAGGAAAACTCCGGGCAATTCCGGTTTATTCGGGAGACGATAATGAAGAAGATGAAGGCAAAAGGATACAGTCGTGGCGGCGCTCCAACAACACGCGCACAACGTCGATCTACGTTAAGCAAAGCGCAAAAAAATCTTTTAGATTCCGTTCAGGGACGAGAAGGCAGCAAGCAGTCAACAAGCGTAATTCAAGACCTGTCCGATCAATACGGCTACAAGCCCGGTAAAAGAGCTGGTGCAAAAGGTGGGATGGGCAAAGGTAAACGAGCGAAGCCGCCCGGAATGCAAAGAGGTGGTGTAGTTGGTATGAAGCCGATTGACACAACAAAGCTTGGCGCTCTTCCTTCTGCCGCAGGAAAAAGACCGCCTACAATGCGATCTGGTCCTCGAGAAGAAAAACTTGCTGCTGCTAAGAAGGCAATGGCCATGCGCGGTGCTGCCGGACGCCGGTCAGGTGGTAGTACGCCACGCGGCATGAGAGCGGGCGGAGCCATGAAAGCTAAAGGCATGCAAAGAGGCGGCATGATGAAAGCCAAAGGCATGAAGAAAGGCGGCAAGGTTGCAGGAACTTCTCGGCCAAGCGCTACGAGCGGATTCAGAGCGCCTTCATCGAAATCCTCTGGTTTGTACGGGAAATAAAATTAATGGCGTATTTGCAAAGCAACATCCCATACTTTAAAGCTTGGGTAAGACGCGAATACACAGTTAATCATCAGAGGTATCACGGCGAGTTTCTGCATGCGATGGTTATTGGTGTAACCACGATGCCGACTCGCTGTCTTTCGTTTCAGATCTTATTTACAGGTTGCGAGGCTGATGAAGATGAACCAAATATCCACGGTGGCGCAATGTGGGCAAGAATGCCAATCACCGCGCTGGTTGGTGATACGCCGTTTGAAGAATGGCCTGAACCAATGCCTGTATGGGCTGCTCAGCCTTGGGATTGCAGCAGTCATCATCACGCTGTTTACGTCCTTGATCGTTGCACACCTTGTCCTTGGCTCGCTAAGATTGACGGCGAATTTTATCCTGCAAAATACCTTTTCACGGTGGATTATTCGGAAAATGAAATTGCTGATGACCCTGCCCAACATAAACAGTCGCATGTTTTAGAGCTGTTAGATGCAGGCAAGTGGACCGGAAATATTGTTGCGCTGCCCAATAATAGGGTAAGAGTCACACATCCGGCATGGTTTGAAACCGGCCAAGGAGCGCCAGATTTCTTGCCGAGCCAGCATATTCATTACAGCAAATCTGATTTAGACTATACTTTGGATATTAATCAAGTTTTCGACAACCTATATGCCGAAACGAACGAAGAGGACTTAGATAATGAAAAAGAATAACGGCAGAAAACCAGTCGGAAATTCTGGTTTATATGGCAGGGTAACGCGCAAACAGATGGGCGGAGCTGCTAAACCAGTCGGCATGAGTGGACCCGGATTTCTTGCAGGAGAGATACCTCCTGACGGGAGTGGGTCAGGTATTGCCATGAGTCAAGCGGCTCGTGAAGCGATGGAAAAACGCCGCGAAGCGGAGGAGGCGGCACGCAGGAGAGGTCCAAAAATGCCTCCGATTCGAACCAATGACTTCCAAGATGAAGACATGAACGGCGTTGATGACCGAGACGAGTCTTCTCGCGGCAAAAAACGCCGTTCCGGCAGAGATGGTAATGTTCGCGATCATGTAAAAACTGGGCCGGGAAGAGGTCCAAGAAGTCCTTCACGCGATCAGCTTCAAAGAATTCAAGAGATGCTTGCAGGTAAAGCAGATCGTGGCGGCAGAGGCAGAGGAAATATTTTTGATCGCCTTAAAGATCAGGCTCGCCGCAGAACGGAGTCGCCATACGAGCCAAAAATGCCCGGCGGGGGCAGGTTAAGACCTCCGGTTATGGGTCCGGATCCGGATATCGGTAGAATGATGCCTCGAAGATTTGAAGGTCTTGGAGCCACCTTAGTTGACGCCCTTGGGATTAAGAGCAAAGGCATGGGCGATAAGTCCAGAAGAGAACCACCTCGTCCACGAACCACTGGCGGCAGAAGAGGTCGCGGAAGGAGAAAGTAAATGGCCGTCAGCGGTACTAAAAGTTTCGAGCCGGATGTTGCCGAGTATATCGAGGAAGCGTTTGAAAGATGCGGCCTCGAGCTGCGTACTGGCTATGATTTGCGGACCGCGACCCGCTCACTCAACCTAATGTTGGCTGAGTGGGCAAACCGTGGTTTAAACCAATGGACGATCAAGCAAAACGCAATCCCGATGTTGACGGGTACGATTACCTATAATCTTGATCCAACAAATTCAACGGCAGCGATTGATGTGCTTGACGTTTTTGTCCGAGAAGAAATTCAAGGCACAAACACTGATGTTCCGCTGAGCCGCATGAGTCGAGCTGAATACGCTCACTTGGCGACTAAAACCACAACAGGCAAGCCTAATCAATTTTTCGTGGATAAGCAGATATCCCCAACCATTACGGTTTGGCCGCAACCTGACAAAAACAGCACATACACCATTTACGTTAACGTGTTGACGCGCATGGATGACGCTGGTGGTGGTGCTAATTCTTTGCAGATGCCGTTTCGGTTTTACCCATGCTTGACTGCCGGGTTGTCTTATTATCTGGCTCTTAAAAAAGCTCCTGAAAAAGTGCAGATGCTGAAGCAATTGTATGAGGAAGAGTTTACCAGAGCGTTGAGCCAAGACGAGGAGCGAGCAAGTTTTAGGGTTGCCCCAGATCTTAGAAGCTACAACATCGCATAGTCATGGCTTTTGCATCCAACAAGAAAGCTTGGGGAATCTGTGATATCACAGGTTTTCGCTATCGTCTGCGAGACATGAAGAAAACTTGGGATGGCTACTTGGTTGGTCCTGATCAGTGGTCGCCAAAGCATCCTCAGTTAATGAGAAAGCCTACGCCCATTGATCCGCAAGCGCTTAAAGATCCTCGCCCTGCGGAGACAAGTGACAACAATTTCTTTACCGTCTACACCAATGTTGGAGATGGTATCCTTGGCACACAATTGCAAACTTTTGCAATATCCTGTAGTGTTGGCAACGTGGAGGTAACCACATCATGAGTTTCACTTTGGCAACTTTGAAGTCTGCGGTTCAGGATTATTTGCAGGTCGATGAAACGACTTTTAATAATAACTTGAACACCTTCATACAGGAGGCGGAGACAAGGATTTTTAAGCTGGTTCAGTTGTCTGAGCAGCGTAAAAATGTAACCGCGACAACCTCGCAAAACAATCGGTTCTTAGCGACACCTACTGATTTTTATGCACCGTTTTCGTTGGCGATTATTGACAATGGAACGTACTATTATTTGATGCTAAAGCATCCTTCGTTCTTAAAACAATATGACCCATCGTCTTCTAGCCGGGGCCGCCCAAAGTATTACAGCAATTTTGATGACGCAGCATTTGAGCTGTCGCCGGTTCCTGATGCAAATTACAGCGTGGAGCTGCATTATTTGCACGAGCCTGCTTCACTTACTTCTGGCGCGGATAGCGGAACTACATTGCTTAGCACTGATTACCCAGATGCTTTGCTATACGGTACGTTAGCCGAAGCCGCCGTCTTCTTAAAAGAAACTCCCGATGTGATTGCCAACATGGAACAGCGTTTCATGGCAGCAATCGGTCGGATGAAAAACCTGTCCGAAGGTCGTGACACGCGAGATGAATATCGTTATGACCTATTACGGACAGGGGTGAGTTGATGGAGAAGATTGAAAGTTTAAAAGGAAAAAAAGTTGCATTGATTGGTTTGGGCGCAAGCCAAATTGATTATGTAATTGGCATGGAAAACAGCAAGCAGTGGGACGAGGTGTGGGTAATCAACAGCGCCTTGTCGGTTTTTGCTTGTGATCGAGTTTTCATGATGGATCCGGTGAGTCGCTACTTAGACACCGAAGATGCTGGAAACCAGACGGACGTTATGCGCCGGTTGTTGCCAACCTTTGACAAACCTATTTATTCCTGTGAGCTTGATGATCGAGTTCCGGCGGTGGTTGAGTTTCCTTTAGCCGAAGTCATGACAGACGCCAAGTGCGCTTACTTCAACACAACTGTTGCGTATGCAATGGGTTTTGCGTATTGGAATCGGGTCGGTCATATAGATCTATTTGGCTTGGATTTTAGCTACGCGCATAACATTCACTTCGCTGAAGCTGGCAGAGCTTGCGTAGAATTTTGGATCAGTAAGTGTCTTGAGAACGGTATCGGGATTGGCGCATCGCCAAGATCGTCATTGCTTGATAGCAATGTTGGTGTGACTGAGCGATTGTATGGCTACCATCGACTTGACGATCCATTGGTTGCAATGCCGCAAGATGGAGAGTGGCATGTGTTTCCACGCTCTATGATGAGCGAAATGGTGAAAAAGCATAATCTTGAAACCATTGAACTCCCTAAAGCACCGGAGCCATACAAGGGATGATGAAAGACGATATTGGTTTCCAGCTAGGAAACGTCATGGTTGCTACTACCCAGAACAAGGGGCATGACCCTGAGTTCTGGGCGGAGCAAGTGACCAATAAAATTGTGGGTATAAGCGAGACGGCAGCGCCTCATATTCGACAGCAAGCGGAGGCTTTCAGAAGTCAGGTTTATCAAGTAATATTGCTAGGGATGAAAAACTCAATAAAATCAGACCGAGTGACCCTTTCAAATAAGCTGCGCCAGCAAGGTCACGAGGACATGGCGAACATTATCAAGGAGCTGTGACATGGCCATCACATCTGCAATTTGTACTTCGTTTAAGCAACAACTGCTTACAGGAACGCACAATTTTACGAACGGCGCTAACTCATTTAAGTTAGCACTTTATACTTCCAGCGCAACTCTTGGGGCGGGAACTACGGTTTACGTCACTACTGGGCAAGCGTCTGGAACGAACTACCCTGCTGGCGGTTCTGCGTTAACGAATGTAACGCCTTTCGCTACAAACGGGGTTGGATGTGTAGATTTTAACGATCTCACCTTCAGCACAGCAACCGTGACTGCGAGAGGCTGTCTAATATACAACAACACGCAAGGTAATAAAGCCGTTGCAGCCATTGATTTCGGTGGCGATAAAACCAGTACCGCAGGAGATTTCACGGTGGTTTTTCCAGCACCAACTGCAACTGGCGCAATCATCCGTTTGGCGTAATGCTAAATGGCGCTGCAACAACTAGATTTTCAGCCGGGAATCAATAAAGAGGCTACCGACTATTCCGCGAAAGGCGGGTGGGTTGATGGCAACTTTATTAGGTTCCGCAAAGGCCGCGTTGAAAAAATCGGCGGCTGGGCGCAGCTTGGATCTCAATATTTCCTTGGTATTGGCCGAGCTTTGCACTCTTGGATATCTTTGGCCGGAACTCGATTCCTTGGCGTAGGCAGCACTTGGAAGTATTACATCGAGGAAGGTAATAGCTACTTCGATGTTACGCCAATACGAGCAACCACTAATGCTGGCGATGTAACCTTTGGCGCAACCAACGGATCTTCAACAATTACGGTCACGGACCTGAACCACGGGGCTGTCAATAACGACTTTGTGACTTTCTCTGGAGCTGTCTCGTTAGGTGGCAACATTGTAGCTTCCGCTCTCAATCAAGAATATCAAGTGTCGCTCGTCACCGGAGTGAATACTTATGAAATTATTGCAAAAGATACGTCAGGCGCTACGCTGGTTGCGAACGGTTCTGACACCGGTAATGGTGGATCGAACACTGTCGGTGCTTATCAAATTAATGTTGGGCTTGATACTTATGTTAGCAGTTCTGGCTGGGGTGTCGGCACTTGGGGATCTGGTGGTTTTGGATCCGCAAGCGCAATCTCTGCTGTAAACCAATTGCGGCTTTGGACGCACGATAACTTTGGTGAAAACTTAATTATAAATCCGCGTGGCGCTGGTATTTATGAGTGGATAGAGAACGATGGCGTATCGACGAGAGCAGTAGAGCTTAGCGGAAGAACGGGTGCCAACTTGGTTCCTACCGTTGGCTTACAAGTTATTACCAGTGAAACTGACAGGCATCTGGTAATTTTAGGCGCTGACCCTATCAATACAGCGGGTAACGCTCGGACGAATGTTATTGACCCGATGCTGATTGCCTTCTCTTCAGCAGAAGATGAGCTTGAATTTGAGCCTACTGCAACTAATAGCGCGGGTGACGTTAGGCTCTCATCTGGTTCATTTATTGTTGGCGGCTTGAAGTCACGGCAAGAAATCTTGATCTGGACCGATACATCGCTTTACTCAATGAACTTTATCGGACCGCCTTTAACTTTTGCTGTTAACTTGGTGAACGAAGGTGCTGGCCTGCTTTCTCCTAAGTCCGCCGCAAACTCTCCAAGCGGCGTCTTTTTTGCAAGCAAGACCGGCTTTAACTTTTACAACGGCTCAGTGCAGCGTTTGCCTTGTACCGTTCAAGAATATGTGTTCAACGACATTGACCTTGGACAAGCGTTCAAGTGCTTTATGAGCGTGAACAGTCGATACAACGAGATGTGGTTCTTTTACCCAAGCCTAGAGGACGGAACCGGCGAGATCAGCCGGTATGTCACTTACAATTATTTAGAGCAAACTTGGGCGAACGGGTCTTTGACTCGGTTTTCTTGGCTGGACGCTGGCATTGAAGATTTGCCAATAGCAGCCGCAAAAGTTGGTGGCAACAACCTCCTGTATAACCACGAGACCGGCTATGACGATAACTTAGACCCGATGACAAATGTTTACATTGAGTCTGCGGACATTGACATTTCTGCTGGCGAAAACTTTGCTTTCATGAAAAAGATCATTCCCGACATGGCTTTTGTGACAGACCCTTCAGTCAGTAATGATCCTTGCATGAACATTGTGGTTAAACGTAGAGATTATCCGGGTCAATCGTTAACAACCGACTCAACGACTAAAGTTACGTCAACCAGCACATTCAGCAATGTGCGGACTAGAGGCAGGCAAGTGGTTTTCCGGTTTGAATCAGACGATGACGCATCAGATTTGAATCAAAAAGGCTATAAGTGGCGACTAGGTGCTACCCGTGTCGAGTTACAACCGAGCGGTAGAAGATGAGCAAGCTTCTGGAGACGAGGTTACCCCTCGAACTCAAGGAATTTGTTACTCAAGACACCTACAATCGCCTTGTGAGGATTCTTGAGATAAACTTAGGGTCAGTGGATATTACGATATCCCCGCATTTTAATAATGAGCAAATTGCTCAGTTACAATTTGCAACCGGTGCGATAATATTTAATTCGACCGAATCAATTCATCAAGCGTTTGATGGTAATCAGCTCAGGAATCTGTATGAACATCAAACCTACCCAACCGGCGTTCAAATGACGAGCGCGTTGGGCAACATAACGGTGAGTACGCCATGAGTCCAGAACTACAACAACAAATTCAAAACTTAATGGGTGATTTGCCTATTTCCGTGGATAAGGCAGCGGCAGGTTTTGGTGAGAGCCAAAACGATATGGAGCGGATGTTGCAAAGACAAGCTTCTGAGCGCCAGCCTATTTCCGTGGATAAGGCAGCGGCAGGTTTTGGCGAAAGCCAGAATGATATGGAGCAAATGCTCAGAGGGCAAGTCTCTGACAAAGAAATGGATCTTTACAAGAATTCTTTGGGCATGGCCGAAGGCGGCGAAGTAAGCCGCGAAGAAATGATGATGCAGGCGATGGAAGGTGAGGCTGAGGGTCAAGCTGATCCGAATGAGGCGATTCGATCTTCAATTGAGGAGCTGATGATGCAAGCCTCTCAAGCAGAAGATCCTGCTGAGCGTGATCAATATTTGCACTTGGCAGAAGCGGCAGAGGTTGGCTCTCAAGCACCCATGGGAGAAATGGCGATTCAATTAGCGCAGGCGGGCCGAGGTGAAGATACAGCTCTTGCTCACGTTAGACCCGGCGAAGTTATTATTCCTCCCGAAGCTTTTGAAGACCCAGAGTTTGAAAGTTTAATTGAAAAGAAATTTGAAGAGCTGAACATTGATCCTTCCCGCATGGTTGTTGGTGTTGGTATTGCTTCTCTAAACCCTATTACCGGTTTGGAAGAGTTTGGTTTTTTTAAAAAGTTAGCCAAGAGCGTCAAAAAGGTTGTCAAGAAGGTCGTTAAACCGCTGGCGAAAGTCGCTCAGTTTATCCCCGGACCTTGGCAACCGATTGCGGCGTTAGCGAACAAAGCTTTTACGGTTTATGACGTTGCAAAAGGCCGAGCTAACCCGCTTTCGCTTTTGACTGTAGCTGGCCCCGGCGCTATTGGCGGCTCTATTGGCGAAAATATTGGTGCGATCAGCAAGGCCGGTAGTGGAAGTTTTTTGAAAGGCTTGGGCAGTCTTGGAAAAGCAAGTTTCTCTAACATTGGATCTTCGGTAGGAAATATAGGCAAAGGTATCGGTGGTTTATTTAGAGGCGGCGGCAAAGACGGAGTTGGTAGTTTCGGGCGTTTAGGAGATTTCTTGGGCGGCGCTGGAAATCAAGGCGGTTTATTTACCGGAGGCGGTGCTGATGGCGTTGGAAATTTCGGTCGCGCAGGCGATTTTTTTGGCGGTATTAGCGACTCTATGGGAATAACCAATTATGCTGGCCAAGCCGGACAGATTGCTGAAAGAGATGAAGATTATGACGTTCTTGACGACCTTTATCAGTCTCTTGGTGATGGAAGCCAAGGCTACCATCCTGTGCAACAACAAATTTTAGATCTACAAGAACAAGGCGTTCACCCCAGTCAAATATTGGCTATGTTGCAACAGTCTCAACAACAATCTCAAGGCGGTTTTGGCGGTATATTTTCTGGGGGAGGCGCTGACGGGGTTGGTAATTATGGGGTTGTCGGAGATTTACTTGGAGGCTTTACAGATAAATTAGGTCTCACAAATTACGGCGGTGGGGCAGGCGGCGGTTCCGGTGGGGGTGGAGGATTTAATCTTGGAGGTATAGGTGGCGCTGGTGTTGCAGCGGTTCTTGCAAAGCTTGCTTACGACGAAGCTAAAAACCGACGAGGCGTTCAGTTGACGCCAGCTATGACCATGAACAAATACGGCGGTTATCAGATGGCCAAGCGTGACGCAGAGGCCGCTGGAGAAGCTGCGCCAGATCCCATCGATTACGGGTTACTACCATCGCCAATGCCATTATTGAGCGGAGGTAGACCAACGCCAGAAGATTCGTCTTATGGTTTTGGGGAGAGTCAAAACGAGATGGAAGTAAATAATCCGCAAGCAGATCCTGTAACCGGAATGAGGTATGGCGGAGCCGTTATGCCAATGCAAATGCGATATGGCGGCATGGTCCCGATGGCCTATGCTGAAGGTGGCAATGTAGCGACCGAAGATTTTAAACGAAAGAACGGCGGCATTAACGGCGAGGGAACAGAAACCAGCGACGATATTCCCGCGATGTTGAGTGATGGCGAATTTGTAATGACCGGTCAAGCGGTGCGAGGCGCTGGTTCGTTCGATTTGCAAAGTGATGGCGGCATCATCACGTTAACGCCCAACGGCGGAGAGAACCGAGAAAAAGGCACTCAAATCATGTACGAGATGATGGAGCTTTTTGCCGAGTTTGCCGACAAACCAAAAACTAAGAGGGCTAAAGCGGCATGAGCATTTTAACCCCGGCACAATTGCAGAGAGTGAGGAAGTTTCAGGAAGGTGGTGATGCCTCAAATTATATTTCTGCGGTTCAGCAAACTACTCAGCAAATGGACCCGATCACCCAGCAATTATTGTTTGGCTTGGATGGCGAAGGCGGTTTTTTACCCGGCGCTTTCAGGGCGGCAGAGAGAACATTTTTTGACGCCGAAGGGCGTCCGATTGTTATTCCGCAGGAGATTGCAGGTTTATCTCCAGATCAGATTCAAGCTCAAGAGCTTGCTCGTGCAAATATTGGAACTCAACAGCCGTTCATTGAGCAGGCAATGCAGAGAGGCCAGCAAGGAATCGATGCGCTACAAGCCGGTTTTGCTGGTCAAGATTTAGCGTCTCAACAAGCTTTACAGCAAACCCAAGAGGGTGCTCGCTTTGCGCTTGACCAGAGAGATCGAGCAATGACGGACGCCATTGGCGGAACTCAGCAAGGTCGCGCAAGGGCTCTTGAGGCTGAACGTAGGTTGCGCGGTGATTTGGGCGACATTACCGGTATGGCTCAACGGAGCACTGGCCAGTACATTGACCAACTCGGTCAGCAGGCGGCTCAAGGCCGAAGGGCGACTGAAGATTTTGGCATGGATTTGGCAAAGGTCAGGCAGCAGGGTAAAAGGACTTACGACGAGTTTGGGCGCGATATAACAGATTCGTTTGGAATGGCCGCTAGGGGTCGAGAAGATTTAGCAAGAGGTCTGGCTGGTAGTCAGGACTTATCAGCTCAAAGTACAGCAGGTCAACGGGCTAGGCTTGCTTTGGCTGAGAAAGGTTTGCAAAGCGGTATATCTGACCTTTCTGGAAACCTGACAGACTCAATCGGGATGCGGATGATTGGTCAGCAAGGGTTATCAAGAGATCTTGCGAGAAGCGAGCAGTTAGCCTCTGCGGCAGGCGCATCTCAGAGAGCGCGTTTGGGTCTCGCAGAGAGCGGTTTGAAAAGTGGTATTTCACAGCTTGACCGAGATTTGACCCGGCAGCTTGGCGCTGAAGCACAAACGACTGGCGATTTCGGCGGTCAGCTTGGTGAAGCTCGAACGCAGCTAAAAAACACAATCGGAGATGGTTTTAACGTTGGCGACAAAACTTCTGAGTATTTTGACCCCTACGAAGACAGAGTGGTTCAGCAGTCGATTCGAGATGCGACCGAAGGTTTAGCCAAGCAGGACATGGCCCAGTATGCTCGTGACATTGCTTCGGGCGGCGAGTCTGCATTTGGCTCTCGTGCGCGTTTAAGCGCCGAGGAGCGAGCAGAGGCCATGGGAAGAGGATTGGCCAAAGAGGTTGGCGGAATCCGCTCAGCAGGCTTCCAGAGAGCGCAGCAGACAGCTATCGGAGAAGATGAGCGAGCCAAGCAGGCACAGAGAACCGCTTCATCCGGCTTGGCGTCTTTAGCTGGCCAAGAACTTACAGGCAGGCGTGGTTTAATCGACAGGGCAGCGCAAGCTTCTCAACAGCGTTTGGGTTCTGCTCAAAGCTTGGCAGGGATGCGGCAGCAAAGAGCGGCAAGTGAGCTTGGGTCTTCACGAGACCTTGCCAACATGCTTGGACAGACGGCGCAACAAAGATATGGCGCTGGAGAATCTGTAGCGTCTGCGGCAGCTCAAGCGGCTCAACAACAGTTTGGCGCTGCTCAAAATCTGGCAGGAATGCGGCAGCAGCGAGCTGCGAGTGAATTGGCATCTGGAAATCAATTAGCAGATGTTTACCGTCAAGGTGCTCAGCAGATGTATGGTGCTGACCAAGCGTTGGCTGGACAGGCTCAGCAAATTGCTCAACAAAAGTTGGCAGCAGGGCAAGGATACGGCAATTTAATTCAGCAGACGGCTCAGTCTCAACTTGGTGCTCAACAGCAGCTTGGCGCTCAAATGGGCCAGCAAGCTCAGCAGCAATATGGAGCGCAACAGGGTCTTCAAAGTTTAATGAGCGGAGCGGCTCAGCAGCGATACGGTGCTGGAACCGGGCTAGGTCAAACGCTCGCTGGTTACGGTCAACAGGATGCTGCCGCCAGAACTCAGGCAGGTCAGCAAGGAATGAATATTGCTGGCACGTTGGCCGGTCAATACGGCCAGATTGGCGCTCAACAAGCGCAGGCTGGTCAGGCGCTTGGTTCTGCTCAAACCGGTTACGGCGGCATGCTTGCAGGATTGGGCGCTCAAGCGCAACAGGCTGGCGCTCAAGACGTTGCGGCGATGCAAGGCATTGGCGGTCAGGCTCAACAATTACGTCAACAGCAGCTTGATGCTCAACGTGCTGGCTTGCTGCAAGCGCAGCAAGCGCCTCTTGCTCAATATCAGGCTTTGATGCCGTTTATGCAGATGGTTCCGCAAGGTGGAATGCAAACCTCAACGACTTACACGCCTCCGCCATCTGCTTTGCAAGCTGGTGTAGGAACCGGCTTGGCCGCGCTTGGTGCGATAGGTAAATTCAACAACCCCACCACTGGGTTTAACCAATACACTCAACCCAGCTCTTAATTTGAGGTTTGCAAATGACGATCGGACGACCACAAATGGACAAACAAATCCGAGGTTATAACCAAGGGGGGATTGCTGGGCTACCCTATGTGGACTCAGTGGCCAATTTTGAGAACCCTTTGCTTGCAGGCAATCCTTCGCTGAATGTGCCAAAGCCTCCTTCAATAAATTCGTTGCTTCCTACCAGACCTTTACCAGTCCAGCCTCTGAAGCCTTATTCGGCGCTTGACGATCTTGCAGACGAGCGAGAGGATGTCGCGCCGCCAAGGGCTACTGCTTCCCAGATTAAGGATCTTGAGGAAGAGGTTAAGGATTCAGAGGATAGCAGAAGAACTTTTGATGACCGGTTTAACGACTACAAAAGCAAGCTTGCACCGCTCTTTGGAGCAGCTCCGAGGAGAAGAAACTTTTACGATTTGGCTTCAACTTTAGGCGAAGCTATTCTTTCTTCAGATCCTACCCTTGGCCCCATGGCTGGTATTGGAAAGGGCTTAGTTGCTTTTAACAAAGAAACCAAAAAAGAAGCTGATGAAGCTAGGGCGCTTCAGCGTCAAATAGCTTTAAAAGCTTTTGAACTGGCAAGAGAAGATGAAACTTTAGCCTCTGAGTATATGCGAAAAGCGCAGCTTGAATTGATAAAACAAAGCAATAAGGGAACCAAGTTTGTAACATGGGAAATACCCGAGTTTGACGAAAAGGGAAATCCTACAGGAAAAAAAATCAAAAGATCAGCGGCTGAAACTGATTTGGCTACCCAACAAGGATATAAAGATCTTGGCGGTTACCCCGTTACTGGCGGCGGTACTTCGGTTAGTGTTGGCGGTCAAAGCACTTCAGGATTTCTTAAAAAACAAGGCGATTTGTTCGCGCAGGCTGTTGCAGAGTGGGGTAAGCAAGCTGAGCTTGCGAGAAGTCAAAAAAACTTATTAGACACCGCTTCTCGTCTATCTAAAAATCTGGACGCGGACGACAGAGGAAGGTTAGCAAGCGTTACGCTTCCGTTAAGAGAGTTTATGGTGGATCTCGGTTGGGCAGATGCTGAGACGATAGAGGCTCAACAGCTTGTTAAATCTTTTGGAACTAGAATAGCAATGGGCTTGATTGGGCAAACCAAAGGCGCTATTTCTAACGCAGAAATGAGTTTATTCTTGGCATCTTCTCCCGGCTTAGCAATGACAAAAGGCGGCTATGATCGATTGATTGGTTATTTGAATCGAATCAACCAAAAATCTATTGATTTCCACGAAGCTTACAACGATGCAATGTTGTCTGGAGAATTTAACGAAGCTTTTGATTCAGGAAATGATGCAGTAATTTCTGCCGCAATAGGGAAATGGCAAGCTCAATGGCATCGAAACAACCCGTTGTTCTCTCAACAAGAGATACCTGAAATTGAAGCGTTGGCAAAAGAGGAAAGCAGGGAGGCTCGATTGTTAAGGCAAGGCTTTAACTCAGACTCAAAAAAAGGGTCAGGGAATGAAAACGATGTTTCGGGAAGGTTTTGATGGCTAAGAAAACTGTTGAGATTGACGGAATCGAGTACAAAATTCCTGAAGAAAGAAGTAAGGAAGAATTAGAATTAGCAATCCGCACCAACGTGGATGGGCTAGGTGCTGAGCACGATCAAAAACTTAGAGAAGCCGGGCGAAGGTTTTACGAAGAAGAAGCTTCTGGCGTTGTTGATGGTTTTGTTCACGGGTTAACCAACAGTCCCCGAGCCGGTCATCATTGGTTGGGTTCAAGGCGGTTTCCTGAAGATGCAAGAAAAGGCCGAGATCCCGGCGAAAGATATTACGTTGACCCAGACTCTGATGACGTTATGTTTATTGATGTCGATGGAGTATACGGACCCAAGGGTCAAGCTTACAAAGAGTTTGGTGATGTCATTGAATTTGGCGACATAGACAAAGATGACCTTATAGGCTGGATGGGTCCGGGTGCTCAATTGTTATCAGAAATGATTCTTGGCGGTACAGGTATGACCGTTGGAGCGGCAAAGGGAACCGCTTTTCTTGGACCGGGCGCAGGCACAGTTGTTGGCGGAATGGCTGGCGGCACTGTTGGCTCTGCCGCCGGAACAGTCGTTGGGCAAGGTATAAGGTCTGGTCTTTCTGCTGTAGTTGGTGGTCCTGAAAGTGATTTTGACCAGCTTGTTTCGGATACGGCTTGGTCTGCTGGATTTGGTTTAATTCCTGTAGGTTTGCCCAGAGGCGCTATTGGGCAGGCTTTTCGACAATTGGGTGATGCCACATTACCAAAGATCGGTTATCTAAGAGATCAGTTTCCAGATGAAAAAGCACAAGACTTGATCGCAGCGATTTTAAAAGAAGGCGGCGGCGATGTTGACAAGACTATTGCCAATGCCGCTAAAAGAGGAATTCAATTAACACGCGGCGAAGCCATGAAAGGTATCGGTCAGGCGGCTTTCGCTCAATACTATTTAGGCTTGCAGTCTAGGTCTAGATTGCTCACCGATATGTACCTAAATAGGGCTGAACAAGTAACTAACATGGTCAAAGGTTTTGCCGATGAATTAGCAAGCGGCAAGTATGTTCCAAACGCCTTCAAAGACCCGTTAACAGGAAAAATGAAAGGCGGATCTTCTTCTACCCCTGAGCTTGATGTTGCAAGAGCGGCTGACGATTTTATAAAAGCGGAACAAAAAAGAAGATCGCAGCAAGCTGGAGAAATTTATAAGCAAGCGTATGATCTTGACGAGGCAGGATCGCCAGAGCTTGCGGCTTTGGTCGATACTTTTTTAACTGCAAGACAAGTTCCAAATACAACACGAGATGGTGAGCCGTTACGGGGAATACTGGTAACGCTTCGAGATCCTGATCTTGACCCTTTAAGAAAAGAAGCTTATGGCGCGTTGCGCGATGCTTTGACTTCAAAAAAGAGATTGAGAGCAGCCATAGCCAAGAATGGTGAGCTTGATGATCCTTTAGACTATTTGCCAATTGATACGAGCAGAGATGTAGCTAAAGTTTTACAAGAAACTTTTGACACGCTAATCACAAAATACGGAAAGTCAGATGCAACCCGAAATAAAAAGTTGGTTGGAGAGCTTTCAAACTTAAAAGCTTCTATGAACGAAGCTTTTCGTTCTTACAATCCGGTTTGGGGGCGAGCGCAAGATATTTATCGGCCAGAAGATCCAATGTCTACGTTGCAGAATTTTAAAATTATTGCAGATATTGCAAAAGTTGCAGAAGCTGGCGGAACCGAGGCAGCTAGAGCAGTATCGAGAATGTTTGCAGGATCAGCAGAGCCTGTTGATATTTTGAAACTCAAAACTGCTGTGATGGATCAAAACCCCGCAGCTTGGCAAAGGCTGAAAGGCGATTGGCTAAGAACAAGATTTAACGATGTTTCGCAAAGAACAAACAGCGAGCTTGGTGTTCCAAATAAGTTTTTAGGAGCTATGTCTTTAAGAGGCGATGTTAACGATTTAACCAAAGCTTCCGAAAAAGGCGGTTTTTCAAGCGAGATTGCAAATTATCGAGCAATATTCGAGCCAGAAGAATTGAAAGAATTAGCTGAAATTTCTGACATTCTGCAAAGCGTTAGATCTATTCAGGACCGGGTAAACTCTGATACTCAAACAAAACAGAAGTTTGCTGAACTTCTTAACATAGAGTCAAACAAAGCAGGGTTTAGTGCTCCTGAGTTAATTTTTAATATGTTCGGTTTACTTGGAAGAAGCGCCAAGTCAATACGAGATTCTGTTAACGGAAGTATGGCGGCTAAATATAAACAGGAAAGAATTGACGCTTATGAAGATGTTTTAATTGAGCAAATCATTAACCCTGACCCTAATAGAACCTTGCTGAAGCAGATGGCAGAAGCATATCCAAGATATTACGCGATTGCGACTCAGGCTCTCAAAGAAACCGGGCAGGCAATGGAAGAGGGTGTTACTCCATCACCTGAAACTCAGATCAGAGAGAAGCGAGCATTATCGAGAGAAGAAGAGCAGGAAAGGTTGCGAGAAGAAGCCGCTTCTCAAATTAAGATGATGGAAAGCTCTCAAGCTTCACCACCACCATCGCCTTCAGTAACCGACATCTTTGACCCCCTGCCTTCAATGGGCGGCGGCATGTCAAGCATGGGAATACCCGGACCAACGGTTCTGCCCTCAGATCAAGACAGAGAGCTTGCTGAGAGGCTCAGGCAGTCTAAGTCGGGGATCGCTGGGCTTGTGGCCTAATCTTCTTCTGAGGCCATCGTAGCGGCCACCAGAGCGCCGTCCACGTTAAAATCAAGCTCATAGCCCATGATCTCCTCGCTGTCGGTTCTGATGACGAGATTGCGGCTCATGAGTCGCATCAAAGCAGCTTGTTGATGCAAGGTGAGTTGGCCAAACAACTGAATGATCTCCGCAGCTTCGAGCGGTTCTCGATAGGTTGGCGGCGGCATTTTCTTTTGCTTAAAAATATTCATTTAATTACTCTCGCCAAAGATGCGCTTGTGCTCTTTCTCGATCAAAATTTTTAACTGCTCAATCCGAGTTCGCCTTTCTTCAAAACAAACTTCTTGCAACAGGTCATAAGTTTTTTGATCGACAGCAAGGCTCTTTCTTTGACGAGCGACTTGTGCCTCTGTATCCATGATTAAATCTCCTGTAAACTTGTGAATTGTATACAAAATTGGACTAACCTACAAACATGTATTCGATTAAAAATTATATGCTGTCAATGCAGTCACATTGGTTTTTGAACCAGCCGGTGTATCAGGCGGTTCAAGACTCCATCCCAGCCATTGCCCGGTATCGAGCAAAGGGTGGCCAAGAAAATCTTGGCGAAATGCCGATTCAAAAATTAACCAAAAAGATCTGGCCAGAGATTTATCGGGTGCCGATATTTCGCAGACAATATTGCAAGATGCTTTGCGAGGAGATCGACAACATGCGGCGGGTCATTGGTTTTGAACCAAACGCCGATGAGGATGAATTGAGGCAGATTCCCGAGATCGTTTTGAAGGAACACGTCCCAGAGCTTTACAGAAATATGTGGCATGTCGTTCAGAATGTTTTAGCGCCAATCATCTTCTCGCTATACCAAAGAGAAGTGAACGAGATCGCCAGCGTGCAGATTGCAAACTACAACCTGCAAGATAAAAAACAAGGCGCTTGGCACCATGATGAAAGCGCTGACGTTAGCGTGGTGATACCGCTGAACACTGGCGACTACAAAGGCGGCGGCACTGAGTTTCACAACCACGGTGTATTGAAGCCGCTGCCCTCTGGTCACGCATTAATCTTTCCCGGCTTCACAAACTTGCATCGAGGTTTGCCGGTCGAAAGTGGTGATCGTTACCTTTTAGTATTTTGGTTGTACGACCGCAACCGAGCGATTCATCTTTACGAGGAGGTTGTGGAGTAGCAAAAGAATCGGCCTGAACTTTCCAGTGTGTTAAAGCCCGGCCACAATAGGGTTAAGTATAACTGACACCGAGGGGCTGCAAGGCCCCATTTTTTTGCCTGAAATTAATTGCAAATAAGTGTGTGCAAAGTGTTGCACATCGACACGGAATGAGAGTAAAATTTCCTCATCAAAAACGAAGAGAGGAAGTAACCAT